CGATGACGCCCAACTCGATGAGCGCCTGGGCACATTTCTCACCCTCGACCAGTACGACTTCGGACGCATTGACGAGCCCTGGCTGGTTGTAGAGCGGTCGCGGTTCAGGTGGGGCCGCCTTGCGTCGCCTGGCGTCCCAGGGCCGGAACTCCTTGCGCTGGCCAGGCGGGTCATAGCGGTAGACCACGGCAATCAGGGCGCCGGTCGCATCGAGGTATTCCCACTTTGCGGTGGCAGGCCCGAGGTCATCCACCTGCGCCGCTTTGCGGGATTTGCGCGGCGGCGCTGCAGGCGCACGTCCCGCCAGATCGGCAGCGGCTGCCAGCACCCGCGGAAAATCGGTATGTGCGTCTATCCCGCGGTGGGCGGCGATCAAGTCGAAGATGTCACCACCGTCCCCGGTGGCCCGGTCCGTCCAGAGGCCCGTTTTCTCGCCATCAAGGACCACCTCAAGGCTGTCGCCAGGGCTGCCCAGCACGTCACCTACGAGGAAAATGCGCCGACGCTTCTTGCCGGCGGGGAATAACGTGCACAGGATGGGCTCGAGGCGCGCCAGCACTTCCTTGCGTACCGATTCGCGCTCCGCGCCGGGATCTTTCTGGGCGACGTCTTGCTGGTCGTTGTAGTCAAGCATTGACGCCCCCGTGCGAGGTGTCACGGCGAAGCTTTTGCTGGGACTCGATCCAACCCAGCAGCTCATCGAGCTTGAACCGCACAAGTTTGCCGACCCGGTAGTGCGGGATACCCAAGCGCGTCCTCTCCTCCGGGTGCGCCAACAGGTACACCGGGACGTTCAGGCAGTGGGCGGCTTCCTGCGCATCGACCAGGCGCTCGAACAGCGGGTAATGGGGTGATACAGGCATCATGATGCGAGCCTCCAGCACCGGTCCTGCCACGAGCACATCCGGCATTCGAAATGGGTGGAGTCGTGATACGCCCGAGCCAGCAGCTCACCGGCATCGGTGGCTCCGATCACCTTGATCGCCCGGTCGGACATGCGCTGGGCGAGCGCCGCATCGAAGGGCACGAGCTCCGTGTAAATCTCCATCGTGTCGGCGTTGATCGCCGTGAAGATCGCCGGGTTCTCATGCAACTGCAGATAGGCCTGATAGAGCACCACCTGCGCGTGGTAGACCGGCTTGGAGACCGCGAGCTTGTTCTTCTCAAGGTCGCGCCACGACTTGGAGCCGAGGCACTTGCATTCCCACAGAGCGGGATACGCAAAGCCGTCCGGCCCGCCCACGATTACGCCGTCGATATGGCCCTGAAGCCTTCCATCGATCGCCGAAAAGCCGAACTGCTCACCGTTGGCTTTGCGCGTGCGCAGATCGAATCCGCCAGCCCGCAGCCACGCGACCATGCAGTCCTCCATCACGTGGCCACGCTCGAAGATCCGCAGGATCCGGCCATCTGTCTCACGACCTGGGTCGACAGGAGCCTTGGCGAACTCGTATTGCAGTGCGCGCTCGCAGGACACACCAAGCCGGGAGGCGCCGAGGTATTCCCGGGGTGACTGCGACGATCGCATCCGTTGCAGGCCGGCATCGACCAGTGCGGTGACCTGGCCTGGAATGCTTGTCGAGGAGTTGAAGTCGATCATCGCTTCGCCTCCTTGCTTTCTTCCCATGGCAGGTCGTCCTCCAGATCGGCGAACGGGTTAGCCATGGGATCAGCCGTTGGCGCCATACCGCGCACCGGCGGAAACTTGGTCGTCTCGTGGTGCTCGACCATCGCCTCGGTGTAGCAGGTGACGATGGCGTCGACCACCTGCATCGCCTCGGCTTCGGAGTAGTGCCCCAGGGGCTTATCGAACCCGATTTCACTGGCCGCCTCGCCAAAGGACTTGAGGCACTTCCTCATTGCGCCCAGTTCGATATCAGACGGATCGATCATGGCCACCTCCGTCTTGTCCTTGATGCCGTCCATGACCCGCGTCCAGTTCCCGTAGAGCGAGTGGAACGCGTCCTGGCACCGGCGCGAGCAGAACACCCAGTCGATGGGGTAGCGCCGCGGGTGGCCGATGCCATGACGGTTGTCCGTATGGCCGTACCCGCGCGCCTGTCGTGTGCAGACCCAGCATTTCACGCATCCCCCTCACTGAGCCCACGCCGGCTTGCCGGGCGCTGTGGGACGCTGTGCGGGCGCCGCAGCAGGAGGCGCGGCCATGGGGGCTTGGGAGGCAAACGACGCAGCCGTGGGCCGCGTAGGCGCGCCAGTGGCGCCGGCTCCGCCGGTGCCCCGTGCATAGTCGGGATGGTCCGGCTCGACGGCGAGCTTCACCACGTTTTTCAGCTCGCCGCGGCCGTCCTTCTCGACATCGATGCGCGCGACAAACTCGAGCCCGTCCAACTCATGGAAGCCCGCAATGCGGCGGGCAGCAGCGGCCTGCGGCGAGTTGTCCTGAGGTCGGATGTTGCGAGCGCTGTTGAGCGCGGCGCGTACGAAGGTTCGGCCCATATTTCCCCAGTTCGGACCCTTGGGGCTTTGCAAGCCAATGTTTGACCACATCTTGCGACGGGCGAATTCGCCCTCGAGGATCACGAACTCGCAGGACAGGTAGACCGAGCCGGTCTCAAAGCTCTGGGTGGCGTAGCCGCCGTTCCAGCCCTGCGCCGGGTCGTCGAAGCCACCGGGTTTGATGGTCATGCGGACACGGGCGACCGTGCCCTTGGGGATCAGGTCGAAGGATTGCTGCTGTTCGGCATCGTTGAAATCGTTCCAGGCGGACATGGGGTTACTCCTTGTTTGGTTGGGTGTGGGTGGCGGCAGCGCACTTGTGGATGAGCGCACGCAGATCGGGGGGCTCCAGCAGGTCGAGCTGGCCGGAGCGGTCCTTGGCCGGGAAGCCATAGGGATTCATGGTTTGAGTGACGAAGGCGCGGTAGGACGAGCCGTCCTCGGCCTTGATCTCGGCGAGCGTCACGACCTCATCGACGATGCCTGGCAACTCCGCTGCGGTCTTGGCACCTTCGATCTGCGGCACGAACACCTTGCGGTTGAAGTCGTCCATGCGCTCGTCGAGGATCGAGACGAACACGACGTGCTTGCCGCGGGCGTGCTGCAGGTGCATGAGCGCGCCCAGCATCTCGGTGCCGAGCAGGCCGTACGCGCCGCGCGTATCGGGCTTGCCGGTCCGCTCGGACATCGCCTGCGGTTGGGCCTTCGACCAGATCAGCGCCAGTCGAGCAAGAACCGTGATGCTGTCGACGAAGTAGGTGTCGTACTTGGCCAGCTGAGCCGGATCGCCATAGCGCTCGCAGACATTCTGGTAGTGCGCCTCCGAATACGGTGACTCGGGCGGCAGCGCCAGATTGGGGCCGGCCAGAAACACGACGAGATCGCGGAACTCAGGCCAGGTAGCCGGGCGGACGCAGTCGCCGCGCCAGTCCTTGACCGCAAGATCACCCGCTTCAAGATCAACAAAGAGCGTGGTCGCCTCAGGCAGCGTCTTGAGCTGGGTGGTCTTGCCGATGCCGCTTTTCCCGAGCAGCACCAGCTTCACGCCCTTCTTTTCGCGCAGACGCTGGTCTGCAGTAATGATCGGAAGTGCCATCACGCCACCTCGCCGTCAGAGTCGCGGGTGAGTTCGTACGAACGCTTGCCAGGCTTCACCGTACGGGCGGCTGCGAACTGCTCGCGCAGCGCCGTCGGCCAGTTGGTGAAGCGGGACTCCGGGACGCTGAACTCGACGTCAAGGTAGTCCTCAACGCGATCGCCGCTGGCAGCGATGCGCTTGGCCATCTCGGCCAGTTGCTTCTGGTCCCAAGAGATCCGCTTGGGCGTATCGACCGTGACGCGGATCGATTCATCCTGCAGATGCACTACGCCGAAGTCCTTGCCGACCTCGGCACGGGCTTCGCGCTCACGCTCGACGTAGCGGCGCTGCAATGCGCCATGGGTCTTGGCCTGCGCCTTCTTGACCCAATCGACCAATTGGGCCAGGTTGAGGTGGACCTCGTAGAGTTGCTCCACGGGGAGGGCCGCGAGATCGGCTTCAGTCATCGCGGTGAGCCGGTCGGGGAAGATGGTGAGATCGTTCATTGCCATCCCCTCAGGCCATTGCCCGGGCCGAGGTCGACTCGTGGAGCGCGCAGCGCTCGAAGTCGATCACCGATTCAAGGGGATAGCTCACCCGCTTGGACAGCTTCAGGTAGCGGGGACCGCGACCCTCACTGCGCCAGCGCTGCAAGGTCTTGGGGCTGATGCCCCAGCGCTGCGCGAGTTCGTTCTCGTTCAGAACCCGGCGATCGCCGGGGGACAGACTGTTGATCGCATCCTGTTGCGATCGGGTGATACTGCTTGCCGGTGTCGGCATGGACGCCTCCTATGACGCTGTTGAGGAACAGGTGTCATTGGAGAATTCGGGTGGCGAACATGCGAGACGGCGATTGGCGAACCACGCCGAAACTTCTGGTTCGCCAATGCCGGGGAGCTCGTCCCCGTTACCGGGCGGACGTACGAATTCAGTCGGCGTAACCGAACAGGACTCGCTGCTCCTGCCAATCGCGTGGCAATTGCGCGTTGCGACCCCGCAGGGCGTGCAGGTTCAGATGGCGCGGCTGACGACCTTCGAGAATCGACTCGATGATGTCGGGGGCGAGCGTGGTCATGCGAAGTACCTCTGCAATCCATCCCTGCTCGAGCTTCAGTGCGCGCGCCATGTCCCGGATCGTGGGGTATTTGCCCTGGTCGAGAAGTTTCTGCCAGTAGAAGGCCTTGCCCAGGGTGCGGATCATCGGCAGATCCTCGCCCCCGGTTCCAAGTGCCGAAGAACTGCCCGGTGGCGGGGTCAGCAGCCTGCGGTTGCTCTTGCGCCGGATCGTGAGCGGCACCGTGGTCACCCGCTGCTGGCCGGTGACGTAGTCGCGCGCATCGGGTCCCACGTCAATCCGCACTGACCGAAGCCGCGGATTGATCGCAGGACTGGGGGCGTCGGATGCTTTTGTCATGCCGCGACCTCCGCCTCTCTCTCATGCGCCTCACTCACCAGGGGATGCCCGTCGATGTCTGCATCCAATCCCAGCCAGCCGTCTTCGCGCCACCGGATGTCGATTCCCTGCGCATGCAGTTGGACACGCTCGATCAGAAGCTTGGTGATGCGCTGCTGCTCTGGCGGGAACAGTTGCGCCCACACCGCGCCTATGCGCTGCATCGCCACCACCACATGTGCCTCGTCGAGACCTGCACCACGGGGATGCCGCTGGCACGCGCGCCACGTAGCGAGCAGCATCTCGGGCGCGCGCAGCGTGTGCTGAACCTGCTCGAGCACGGCCTGCTCGATCTCCGCAGCCGGCAGCGGCCCGATTCGACCAGCACCTGGCTGTAGCGTGGCCCCCGCACTGCGACGCTTCTCCAGGTAGGGTACGTAGTAGCGATAGGCTCGGCCGTTTTTCTTGCGCGTGTAGTTGTGCAGCATGAGCTGTCCATCAGGCGCATAGAGCAATCCGGCAAGCAGGGCCGGATGCTTGACCCTTCCTTCGCGCGGGCCCTGCTTACGCCGGTCGATGAAGGCGTGCGCTGCGTTCCAAAGTTCCTGAGAGACGATGACCTCATGCTGGCCGGCGTGCGCGACTCCCTTGTGCTGTATCTCGCCAAGGTAGATGCGGTTGCGCAGCATCGCAAAGATGAACTGCTGATCGATCGGTCGACCCTCACGGAAGTTCCCGGTCTGCGTCATCCATGCCTTGGTGGTGCGGCCCTCAAGTTCGAGTTCGCGCACCAACTGCGCCGCCGATCCGTGTTCGGCGTAGCGCCGGAAGATGTTCCGGACGAGATCCGCTTCCGGCGCATTGACCACCAGCTTTCGCTCGACGACGTCGTAGCCCAGGGGTGGCACGCCACCCATCCACATGCCCTTGGCCTTGCTGGCTGCGATCTTGTCGCGGATGCGCTCGCCCGTGACCTCACGCTCGAACTGGGCGAACGACAGCAGGATGTTGAGCGTGAGCCGGCCCATCGAGGTCGTCGTATTGAACTGCTGGGTGACGGAAACGAAGCTCACGCCATTGCGATCGAACACATCGACAAGTTTGGCGAAGTCGGGAAGGCTGCGCGTGAGCCGATCGATCTTGTAGACCACCACGATGTCGATGCGGCCGGCCTCGATGTCTTCGAGCAGCCGCCTCAGGGCCGGTCGCTCCACGTTGCCGCCTGAATAGCCGCCATCGTCATAGCCGTCCTGTACCGGGGTCCAGCCTTCCGATCGCTGGCTCGCCACGAACGCCAGGCCTGCGTCGCGTTGCGCCTCGAGGCTGTTGTAGTCCTGATCGAGCCCCTCGTCGGTGGACTTGCGGGTGTAAATGGCGCAGCGCTTGCGCGTGGTGAGGGTCGCCGCTTGGTTGTGAGGGGCGATCTTCATTTCGAGGCCTCCCGATTGCTGCGCGTCTTGAGCCCGAAAAACAGCGGCCCTGACCAGTGCGTTCCGGTGATCACTTTCGCAACAGCCGACAGGCTGGCGAAACGCTGCCCGTTGTACTCATAGTCGCGCATGGCCCGCACGAGGACGCGGTGCTCGATGTCGTCGAACGTGCGT